GCAAAGTGGAGGGTCTGGAGGATCTGGACAAGTAGTAATTAGATATAAATTTCAGTAGTTGAATGGTATTTAAAATTAATATATAAGGAGAAACATTATGGCACATTTTGCAAAATTAGGTATAAATAGTAAAGTCATCGCGGTTCATGTAGTAGATAATAAAGACTTACATGATGCTGATGGTAATGAAAGCGAACAAGTAGGTAAACAGTTTTTAGAAAGAATTCATAACTGGCCTCTTTGGGTGCAAACTTCATACAATACATCAAAAAATACTCACGCATCAGGCGATGCTTCTAAAGCACTTAGAGGTAATTACGCAGGTATAGGTTTTACTTATGATGAAGATAACGATATTTTTTGGCCACCAAAACCTTACCCATCTTGGGTTAAAGACACATCTGATGCACAATGGCACTCACCAGTTGGTGATGCCCCTGCACTAACTGCAGAGCAACAATCACAAAACGAAGCTGGAACTCATCTTTGGGGACACGATTGGAATGAGTCTGGACAAACTTGGGAGTTGTCGAATAAACTAGCATAATAATTTATGGATAAGGTGGTGTTATCTGAAATCAGTTTAGTTCACGGAGAGGTAAAAACTCCTAAAGGTTTTGAAATAGATCGTAAAGAAATAAAAAACAGTATTATATCTTCTTACTTAAAAAAAGATAGAGTTAGTAATAATAAGAAAGATTTTTCTTATGACGACTATAAGATAGATTTTTTTCAAAAAATACAATGGTTGTTAGATTACATAAGAGATCATTTCAATGAAAAATATAAACGAAGTTTAGTTAGTAAAATTATTTTTGGTAATGTATATTCCCCATCTGAAGTTTCACTGTGTAGGAATAATGTTGACCCTGTAGATTTAAGACATTCAGCTGATTATACATTAATTTACATTGTAGACTGTGGAGAAAAATCCTCTGAACTTGTTATTGAGTATGATAATAACAGAAGAAAAGGTAGAACTTGGCATGTGCCAATCAAAAACAATCACTTTTATTTATTTCCATCAACGCAAAAATATTTTTTTACGGCCAATAAATCAAAACAACTTAACGTAATATTAACTGTAACCTATGAATATATCTAATTACTATTGGTATTTTAAATCTGTGATACCCCCAAGAATCTGCGATATGATTGTGCAATACGGTAAAGCAGAAAAAAACAGAGAGATTATGGCTATCACAGGAGGGTATGGTAGAGATAGAGATTTAGAGAAACAACCTCTTACAAAAGACGAAATAAAAGATTTACAAAAGAAAAGAGATTCAAATATTGTTTGGATGAACGATAGATGGATATACAAAGAAATTCAACCTTACGTTAAAATGGCAAATGTAAATGCAGGTTGGAACTTTGAATGGGATTGGTCAGAGTCTTGTCAATTTACTATATATAAAAAAGGACAATACTATGATTGGCATTGTGATAGTTGGGATAAACCTTATCCTCACGAAGGACCAACAAATGGTAAAATTAGAAAGCTATCTGTGACAGTTAGTTTAACTGATCCAAAAGAATATAAAGGTGGAGAGTTAGAGTTTGATTTTAGGAATGAAGATCCTGATAAAGAACCTAACACTAGAATATGCACTGAAATATTACCAAAAGGCTCTTTGGTTGTGTTTCCTTCTTTTGTATGGCACAGAGTCAAACCAGTAACGAAAGGAGTAAGGCATAGCTTAGTCATATGGAATTTAGGCTATCCTTTTAAATAATATGGAACAAGGCGGAAGTAGTACACCACAAAAACCAAAAGGACATGTAGATTTTCAATCTGCATTTCATTTTCAAACACCGTTATGGATTGCAGAGGCACCAATGTTTTTGAAAAACACAATTAAAGTAACAGATAAATATATTAAGAACGCAGAAAAATTATTAAAAGATAAATTAAAGGGTGCACCTAAATGGAAAAAAGATATAGGCACATTTGGTTTATCTAAACATAGCGAAAGTTTTTCTAATGACCCTAAAGTTAAGGATTTAGTTCAATTCATAGGACAAAGATCTTATGAATTTTTAGATTGGCAAGGTTTTGATTTAAAAAATCACAGCTTACATTTTACTGAGTTTTGGGTGCAAGAGTTTAGTGAAAAGGGTGGTGGTCACCATTCTACACATCAACATTGGAATCAACATGTATCAGGATTTTATTTTTTAAAGTGTAGTGAAAAAACATCTTATCCTATTTTTCACGAACCAAGACCTGGTGCAGAGATGACAAAACTACCTTCAAAGGATCAATCTAAAGTAACACTAGCCAGTAGTCAGGTTCACTATAAACCAAAACCAGGAACAATGATTATCTTTCCAGGTTATGTGCCTCATGAGTATGCGGTAGATCCAGGATTAGAACCTTTTAGATTTATACATTGGAATATAAAAGTTGTTGAAACAGCAATATCAAAAGAGAGGAGTATGAAAAATGAGCTTCAAAAAAAATAAATATGTAGTTATCAAAGAAGCTGTTCCAAAAGATATAGCTAACTTTGTTTATAATTATTTTTTACTTAAAAGAACTGTTGCTAGAACTTTGTTTGATCAAAGGTATATTTCTCAATTTACAGAAGAGTTTGGCACATGGAATGATTCACAAGTTCCAAATACATATTCTCACTATGCAGATATAGCCATGGAGACTTTGTTGATGAGAACTCTACCTATTATGGAAAAAAAGACAGGGTTAAAATTATACCCTACATATTCTTATGCAAGAATATACAAACCTGGTGATGTCCTACACAGACACAAAGATAGATTTAGTTGTGAAATATCGACAACACTTAATCTTGGTGGTGATCCTTGGCCTATACATTTAGAACCAAAAAAGAATGTGGGAATACCAGATGGTAAAAAATACACGGCTTTTAGTAATAATAAAGGAATTATGGTTAATCTAAAACCTGGTGATATGTTGGTCTATAGAGGTATGGAATTGGAGCATTGGAGAGAAGAGTTTCAAGGTGATAACTGTGCTCAAGTATTCTTACACTATAACGATCAAAGTTCTAAAAACGCAGACAAAAACATAAACGATGGTAGACCACATTTAGGGCTTCCTGCTTGGTTTAAAAAGTGATATATCCTTAGACTGGAGAGAGTGTCACCACCATAACACCACACTCTCTCCTGTTTAAGGATAAATTATGTTAGGATTAAGTGCATTTTCAGAGTTTCCGTTTGCAACAGCAGGTGAGGATAGAAATGTAACTATTACAGTTACTAAGACATCGTTAACGTTATCGATAGGTAGTATAGGTATTGTAGCTGATGCGATTACAGAGGACGCTACAGCAAATCCATTAACGCTTGGTTTTGGTACATTATCCATAACTGGAGAGGCTAATTTAAGCGTTACAGGCAGTCCACTGACCTTGGCTACCGGAACAGCTGTAGTTTCAGCAGCAGCCAACGTATCTGTTACTGGAAACGCATTGACTATGGCCACTGGTACTGTTACAGTAACCGCTGACGCAAATGTAGACGTTACTGGTAATGGATTAACGCTAGCTACAAAGGACGCTACGGCAATAACATGGAGTGCAATTGTTCCAGGCGCAACTATGGTCTGGACACCAATAGAACCTTATTAATATGGCATCAAGTTTTTCTACAGATACAAAACTAGAACTCATAGCAACTGGTGAAAAAGCTGGTTTATGGGGCACAATAACAAATACAAATTTACAAATATTAGAACAATCAGCCACAGGATATTTAAGTCAATCCATGGCCTCTGGGGACGTTACACTTACCTTAACTAATGGTGCTACTTCAGATGGTAAAAATGCTTTTTATGAATTAACAGGGACCTTAACCGGTAACAGAACTTTAACTATGCCTAGCGGTGCAGAGAGGTCCATTATAGTAAAAGACTCTACAACAAGAGGTAGCGGTTCTACGCTTTTCTCTTTGTCTGTGCAAACAGCTAGTGGAGCGATTGTTCCTATTCCAATAAATGCAACTGTTGCAGTTGTATCAGATGGTACAAATATGAAACTAGGATTACTATCCAAGGGTTATGGAACTGTAGATTCATCATCGGTAACAACCTATATTGCGGTAGCTGGTGACCAACTTTTAACAAATACAACAACTGCAGGAATAACAATTACATTACCTACGTCAGCTGCGACCGGAGATGAATTAACAATAGTAGATGCTCGAGGAACTTTTAATTCTAATAATTTAACTATAAACAGAAACGGTCACAACATAAATGGATCTGGCGCTAACTTAATTTTGTCAACAAATGGTCAAGCCATAACTTTAGTATATGTTGATTCAACTCGTGGCTGGGCTTTTAAGACAAACACAGCATAGGAGGATGAATTATGCCTCTTACACGAGTTAAATTTTTACCTGGAATAGATAAACAAAACACAACTGTCGGAGCAGAAGGACGTTGGGTTGATTGTGATAATGTAAGATTTAGATATCAACTACCAGAAAAAGTTGGTGGTTGGTCATCTTTAGTTACAGATACCATCGTTGGTGTAGCTAGAAAAATGTTTCCGTTTGTAGATTTAGATGGAAACCGGTACGTGGCCATCGGAACAGATAAACTTTTATTATTATATTTTGAAGGTCAGCTTTACGA